CGCATTCAGAAGGATATTGTTGAGCTTGTAGAAAGTGTTGAAGGTAAGAAGATTCTGACAGGCTTCGTTTACGTTCTTGTTCTTTGTGTCCGTGAATGAACCGTACATCTGCAGAACCTTGTTCTTGCGGTCAAGGATGAGAGATTCAACACGACCATCATCACGCATTTCTTCAAAGATGTTTTCGCGTTCCTGAACGGAGTTTATCCAGTCCTGCGTGTCAGAAACATAATTTGCAATGCTGCGGAATCCGTTTATATTTATAACTCTGCTGGTAACACTGTTTGTTCTTGCCATAATCTATACCTTCCTACCAAAATGATTTCTTTTTCTTTTCTGCAACAAAAAAACTCGGTGCCGGATCTGCCGCGCAAGTCTTCCATGCGCATACTGCAAGAAAAGCCGCTGCCGCCGCGTCGCCATGACGTTTGCCTTTCATGTCGCGGTCTGCAAACTTCACCGCAGGAATGAGCGGAATGCCGTTTTTGAGGGTAACGATTCCGAAATCAGCCTTAATCACATCATCATCAGGAATCGTGAAATCCAAGTCCTCCATGAGTGACTTTGTGGCAGGAATAAACTCCGCATACCAGGCGTTTGTTTCCATTACACCAACAACAGCTCCCGGATGGCGGAGTTCCAGCGACTCCGCAAGCTGCATTCCGATTCCACGCTTGTCGTAGCACGCGCCGCCGAATGTTCTCCGTTCTTTCAGATAATCAGTAACAAGATTTGAGAACTGCTCCTGACAACCGAACGGACAGTTCTTCAGCTCCACAACAAGACGGCAGGAAAGTGAAGCTTTTGTCACTTCCTCGCTGAACCAGAAGAGCGAAAGGTCCCCGGAACGTCCTATATCGGCTCCGAAAAATATCTGACTTTCAAGACATCCAAGAACAGACCGTATTTCTTGATTAAAGAATTTCTCAATCTCACGGCTTTTTCTTCCCTCGCTTTTGTGCAGAAAATCATCGGAACACTCAAGCCTGCGAATCGGAACCTCCGTCTCTTCCGAGCACAAGTCCAAAAGCCCGCGGTTAAAATAACGTCCGCTGGATGCCCTCGGAATTACATCAAGCTCTTCATCAGGATTGTCGCTGTAAATCCTGTAAATCTGCTCGACGAACAGCCTTTCGCTTTCTTCGCTCCATTGCTTGCCCTGGGTAAGGCAGATTCGTTTGTACAGCCCCTGCGAAATTGCCTCGCGGAAGGTAATGCGGTGCAGGCTCCATTCCTTTTCCTTGCCGGAACGGATATTTTTAATCAGAATGTTAAAGGGGTTGTCTTCGCCGTTATGCGTTGAAATCAGTCTTATCCGTCCGCCCCAAATCACAAGGGCTTTTGCCGCCTGCAGGACGCTGTCCAGGTCATCGAAGAAGGCCGCCTCGTCAATGACAACATTTCCCTGCTTTGAGCGGAGCGAGCGGGCAACGCCAGGAAGCCCCACAATTTCAGCCCCGGACGCAAAGGTAATCCTGAATGTAGTGATGGACTCGTCGGGATCATCAAGAAGCGGCTCTTCTATTTCTTCCAGTTTGCTTACGGCCTCCCCCAGTTTCTTGGCCCAATCCCCGGCATCCTCGATGTACTGGCGGCAGTTGTCCTTGTTAAAACTTATGTAATAGGTATTAGTCCAGCCATGGCGGGGTGCGGCATCAAGCACGGCATCGGCAGAATCTGTCCATGAGATACCGCACCGTCTTGTTTTTTCGCAGACTTTAAGAGGACTTTTGTCTTCAATCCATTCCCTCTGATATGGAAGGAGAAGGTCTAACGATATGTCGCTATTGCTTATTGTCTTCATAAGTTACCTTCAGGCCGAGAATCTTAGCCTTGACGAACTCAACCCGCTCGTCGCTCCAGCCGGCTTTCTTTCCTTCTGCTCCTACAGTCTTAGCAGCTTCAAACAAACCTTTCTTGTAACCGCGTTCATATTCAAGCTTTACACGGGCAATCTTTACCTGTGCATCAGTATTTCTTGCAATTGCCTTCAAAAGCTCTTCTGGGGAAATGGTTGCAAAGTTTTCAAACTTGTTGAGTTCTTCAAGAAGCTTTGCCTGTACCAGCTGAACGCTTGCCTCAGAGATATTCAAACCGGGAGTCTTATCAAGTTCTGCAACAATGGCAACAGCTTTCTTTGCAGAATCCTTGTAAGCTTTCATCTGTGCAGCCTGGCTCACAAGAGTGCGACCTACACCGCTTTTGCTGATGTCGAAGCCTTCTTCCTTGAGAACTTCTGCTATCTGTTTGTGGCTCATTTTGTCGTTGAAGTACATCTTGCAGATGCGCTCAACCAAGCCCTGCATTTCTATTTTGTTTCTCTTAGGCATTGTTAGCCCTCCCTCTTGTCCATCTTGGCGTTAATATTTTCGAGAGTAGATTTAATCCATTTCACATCACTGGATAATCCCGTAATGATTTCTTTGTTGTCAACTTCGAGCTTGTTGATTTTTACACCCATGTTTTTTATGTCACCAGCATTTGCATCAACATCACGCCGTAACTCCGCAAGAACCGTATCAAGAACCTCTTTATTGGGAGTTTTTTCAAGCTGCTTTCCAATATTTTGTAGTGTCGTCTCCATGGTTCCTTTGTCTTTTCCATATTTCACAAAAATGGCAACAAAGCCGAACACTGTAACGCATCCGCTCACAATAGAGATAATTGTTGCAAACACTTCCATCTTTCCACCTCACTTATTCTGCAGCCAGATGATTAAACCTTCAGTCAGAACCGCCGTTCCCAGGACTGCCGATACCGTCCGCCAGAACGTTATTTTTTTCTTCTGCTTCTGAAAGGATTTGTTCAATTCGCTGAATTCCTTTTTCAATTCGTCCAGCAGATTCCGCAATATCTGTACTTGCTCCTGCAATTCTATCACCGACTTCTCGGAGAGCTCCGACATCTGTAATGCCCGATTCAATTTCTCTTCCAAGTCCCTGCATTTGTTCTTCCACAGAGTTGAGTCCGCTTTCCAGTTCTGAGACTGCGTTCTGAGCAGATTCACTTCTGTCCTCATAGCGTTCAACTCGCTGCGAATCTGTATTATCTGCTCCTGTGTCAGCACAACCGTGGTAGAGTCCGATGGCAAGGCAGACAGTGGCAAAAACCATATAAAGAATTGCAACACAAAAAATAAACCTGTTCTTTTCATTTTTCATTCTACAGCCTCTTCTTCAGTAGAGATTTCGGGAAGCTTCTCCGGTTCTGCCTTTTCTAATTTTTCCGTTGAAAGTCCAAGCTTCTTATCAAGCCAGATAGAACGATAAACAGGAGAACACGCAACTACAAAAAAGGCTCCGCTTATGATGATCTCCTTTGCGTCAAGACCAAAAGCTTTTCCAGCCCAGATTACAGGAACAAAGCCTTTTACCAGAAACAGAACAGCAACCCAAACAACGGCAAGCACAATTGCTGCCAGACTTACATCTTTAGCTTTCATTTTGAACCTGCCTTGCGCACAAGATGTGCCATCTTAAAATCCATATTGCAGTGACGGATTAAAGCCTTAAAATCTGCAAGAGACATTTCCACATCGTTACCATTTTGATTTGTATATTCGGTACGATAATCGCCCCAGGAATCATCAAGAATAAAATGAGTAATGTTTCCGTCGTCATCAGCTTTATAGCCCACACAGGCCACTACGTGACCGATAGTCTTTTTACCTTCTGCAGTAAAAATGCCGGAAAGAACGGCAGCTCCGCCCTGAGTAAGGGTAAGCTGGATTTCTGCAAGGCTCCTGTTTTCACTCCAGGACACAGCACTTTCACCTTCAGCAAGAAGTCCACACTGTTTCATGTAGCGGTTGGTTCCGTATGCAAGAACGGCATGCCATTCATTAGGAGCATAACGACCAGGAGGGTCTAATTTTCTCCAGAAAGTATCTACAGTTTTGTCTGCCAGGATAAAATGCATAAGCGCATCTTCCGGCTGCGGATATTCCTTAGTTGCAAGCTTTGAAACATTCCATCCGGCTGCAGAAAGAGCTGCAATCATAGAAGTGACGTTACAAGCTCCACCAGGTTTGAGTTTATTATTTCGCTGAGTGTAATAGGGTTTATTTTCAGAATTGTTCTTTTTCATTCTGCCATCCTCCGCGATTTAGGATAGCAGACAAAAAAAAATCCCCAGCCAGTGCTGGGGAGAAGACAGCTAGATTAAGTTATACAAAAAAGATAGTTCCATAAACACATTTTCCAGAAACAAGAATAATGATAAGTGCAAGTATCAAAATGGCATTAAGAATAATAACAATTTTTATCCAATCAAAAGGCCTTGTAGTCATAATACAAATAAACTTTGTAAACAAAATAAAAAGATTTGCCATACAGATAAGCCATAAATCACCAACAAGCAAAGTTTTTATAACGGGCAAAACTCTAACATTTTGCAAAAGATTATCAAGAACACTGATTCCACCAAATATTACAAATGAGAGTGCTGTAAAAATCGAAACAAGGGATATAAGTTGAGTTGTAATATCTTTTTCGTATTCCCCAACTTTTTGTTTTATTGCATCATCTGTCAAATGAGAAATGTCTTGTTTTGTTTGATTGTATACAGAACGTTGTGTATTTGCCAGATTACAATGGTCATACAGTTTTATAAGCATTTTATATTTATCTTGAGATACAGTTACAATTGATTCTTTCAAAGCTTCATCAGAGATTTGGTAATCTTTTTTATTTGAATCTTTCTTAATTTTATCAACAATCGTTTTTACGTTTCCCATTACAAAACTAATTTTGTCTTCACTTTTTTCCCTAAGAATTGCAGATGTGATGGCTGAATATAAAAATCTATCATATTTTTTTGCAAAAGCATTAAACTCTTTCATCCACTCAACAAAGTCAAAATCTGTATTATTAACAGTTAGTTTTAGATATAAAGAAGACTGAGATCTCTTTTGTTCTGAAATCTCAGTATCATGAGAATAACCTATAGCTTCTTCTGATTCGAAAAAGACTGAATTATCATCCATTTTTCTTAAAATATCCCACTATTGACTCTTTAGAGATTACAGATTTTGGACCAATTCGTCTTGCTGTTAACCAAGGGCTCTGCTTATGAGTAATTTCAACCAATTGAAAAGTAGGAAAATTCTGACAGTAATCAAGGATACTGTTTATACATCCAGACACAGCCTTGTTTAAACTTGGCGAAGCCTCATCTAAGATGATATCTAAGCTTCCAAATACCTTATAGGCATAATATACAGCTGGAACAACAGGACCAAAATCCCAAGCTTCCATTTCATCTTCAAAACACGGATTGCCAGTTTCAACGAGAACTTTTGCTTGTACAAAATAAAGAAGTTTTTGCAAGCGAAGATTTGTGATTTCGCGGTGCTCTTTGTGCTCATGGTTAATCACGTACTTCGCGACTTCCAATGCACTGTATGCCATATTTTTATGGTCTCCCTTGCCGGTAGCATTCGGCTTTATAAAAATATTCTACATTTGCTGATGCAGAACTTAATATAAGTTAATCTAACTTATATTAAGTATAACATATTTTGAGGTTTTGTAAAATATATAATAAAAAATACAAAAATATTATATTATTTGTAATCTACATCCCCAATCTCGACACCACGCCGCGCACAAGATACAATGCACGCAAATCCTTCTTGTTTACATTCGTATCTCCGGCGTATTCAGGATTAATAGACCGCAGGATAATGTATTCTTCGGTTTTGCCGGGGTGGACGGTTTTGACTACGCGCCAGGCATCAGTTATTACGAGGTAAATCTCGCCCCAGAGAATCTGCTCGCAGGTTACTGCCTGACTTACAGCAATGACGTCGCCACTCGAAATCTTTGGTTCCATGCTCGAACCGTACACAGGGAAACACGCAATGCAGTCTTTGAAGCCCGGAATGGAAAGCACTCCCGCAGGCGTTTCTTCCTTGAGGTCCAGCGATTCTGCAATGTGCGCCATAACGTCTATGTCGTAGAAGGGAATGCCCGCCGCTTCTTCTCCCTCTTGAGGGGTGATTTGTAGAGGAGCTGATTCTGCAGCATCTGTGATGAACATTTCGCCCTCACCAGTTAGAAGCCAGTTTGAATTTAGATTAAACGCCTCAATCAGTTTTAAAACAAAATCTGAATTAGGATTTTTACTTTTCCCAGAACGTAAATCTGATAGATACTGAGGTCTTATGCCCAGTTCTTTACATACAGATTTGCCAGTTTTCTCTTCGATTGTGTCGATAATTCGACCCCATTCCATAAAATACTCCGAAATTTCTTGATTTAATTGTCGAATTATCTTGACAAGATACGATTTATCGACAATAATTTAAATCAGAAAGCCTAATTTATTAGTTAGCAAAGTTTCCAAGGAAACAATGAAAACTAATTTATTAACTAATCAGTATATCGACAAAAAAGGAGGAAAAGAAGAGTGAAAAGCCAAAAGCCTATGACTGATGAAGAACTTAAAGAATTCATCGCTCAGAAAATAGCTGAAAAGAAAGCAGCTGCAATTGCTCGTGCCTCTAAGAAAATCACTCCCGAACAAGGCTTATATATCAAGTATTTGCTTAAACGTTCTGGTACATCAAATGCAGACATAGCTTTAGAAGTTGGTTGTACACCAGTATCCGTAAGCAACGTTCTTTCCGGCAAATCACACAGCCAGCGCATAGAACGTGCGGTTGCATCCCGCCTGGGCTACAAAAGCTGGAACGACATGGTAACCGAATTGAGGGAGAAAGCCGCATGAGGGAAGAGAAAGAATTTTTAGATGAAATTGCAGGGCGTTTAGCGCGGGAAAACATACTCAGAGGACATCGGCGAGAAGCCCTGAAAAGTAGTCCTTTGCAGATATGTCGGCGAGCGCGTCCAAAATACCAGAAGCCGAATCCTCTGCAAAGATGTTTTCTGCACTTCGGAATGTTTCTGATAAGACTTTCAAGCAGAAACAAGCCTCCGCAACCTCATAAGGAAAATGCTTGTCAGAACAACTGTGAACAGTGTCGGCAATGCGGGACTTCTCCTGTAATACCGCAAAATGTAACAGGCTGACCCAGTCAGTTTTTGATTCAAGGGTTGCAAGAAGAGTTGTTTTCATCTCGTCGGTGAAAGAATCTTCGAGCTTCATTCTTGCGCGGTCCAAAGTGTCTGCAATTTTTCTTCCGTCAATCATGCGGAACATTATACCACGAAAGAGAGGAAAACAGAAAAAAAATGAAACCGGAAGAAGTTTATTTAGTTGAAAAACACCTGCAGAACGACAGTGAAGAACCAAACATCGAAAAGCTTGTCAATGCTGCAAGGAAATACAAAAAGAAGCTGCGACCATCTGTAACGGTCACAGAAGATGCCATGCGCAAGGCAAGAGTATGTCAGGAAATGGCAACTCTTGTTTCAGGCAATTTTGAAGGGTGGGACCTTAGGTACAATGAGCCGGGCTACGGATCAAACGGTTGTTCTGTTGAACACGGGCTTTTTAGCGTGAGTGTTTACTGCGGTAAAAAGTTTATGGGGCACAGGCTTATTGCACCACAAGCGAGTGCAGAAAAAGCTCTCGCAGAAATTGCAAATACTTTTCTGCTTGTAATGCAGAGAGTAAAGGAGGTGGAGCAAAAATCATAACACTTTGGAAAAACGGCAGGAAACCGCCGTACATGGACAGTGAAGACAAAGACTTGAACCCGGAAAAAATCCTTTATGCGGTCAAGAACATGTCTTATGTTGGCTTGCAGTATGTGGCGGTCTACGGACTTCTGCTTCTTGCAAAGTATAAAAGCCCGGCTGAAATATGCCAGGACATAGAAAACCTTGGAGGGGAAAATGGAAATCTATGTAGAAGGTCAGAAGGTGGAGAAGCTTCCTTGTCTCACACGCGAGGACAGGCTCCGCTATCTGAATGAAAGGTGTCTGAAGTTCTGGGGCACACCGCTCTACAACTTCTGGCGGAATGCTTACATCAGCTTCCGCGACAGAAAGAAAAAAGCCGGAAAGCATGAGGCAACACGCAATCCGGCATCGGACAATCACGACGACTTTCCAGCCGCATGATTTATACAAATCTAAAACATTATAGCACAGAAAGGAAATCTGTGTAAGGAGAAAAACATGGAAGAAAAGAATGTAATCCCGGAAGGATACATGAAAAACAGCCGCGGAGGACTTGATCCAATTGCTACTGTTAAAGACATTGACAAGCTTCGTGATCAGATGGTTAAGGAGATTGTATCAAAATCTCTTGAAGAAAGCGAAAAACTCACAGAAATAAAAAAAGAATTCTTCAAGTCAATTCAGGCTTTCGTAGAGTTGAGTGCTGAAAAGTACGGACTCAAATACGGCGGAAAGAAAGGCAATATGACATTTATGTCCTACGACGGCGAATACAAGGTTCTTGTAGCCGTAAATGAAAACATCGTCTTTGACGAGCGTTTGCAGATTGCGAAAGATCTGATAGACCAGTGCATTCAGGACTGGTCTAACGGCAGCCGTGACGAAATCAAAGCCCTTGTTCAGGATGCTTTCTATGTCGGTAAAAGCGGAAACATCAATAAAAACCGGATCCTCGGACTTCGACGGCTCGACATCAAGGACGAACGATGGCAGCAGGCAATGGCCGCAATCAGCGATTCAATTCAAGTATCAGACAGCAAACAGTATATCAGAATTTACAGGCGCAATCCTGCCGATGCCGAGAAATATGACCTTGTGAACCTCGACATTTCATCATTGTAAAATTTGAAGCTGGAGCTATCTGGATGTCAGCTCCAGCTGACAAAGGAGTTTTTGAATGAACAGTCTAGTACAAAAAAATAGCGCACTTACACCAGACCAGGCTTTTCCGTTCCGCCGTGAAATTGATTCGTGGGACATGAACAGTGCGGTACAGGCCCTCAGACCAAAAGTTGAACAGCTCAAAAGTGTAAGCCTGGATGTTGCCCGCGATCTTTGGATTGCACACGAAGCTCTTGCCCAGAGAGGAGGAGACCGCCGCAGTGAAGATGCTCAGACCTTTGGCTTCTGCGACTTTCTGGAGCTTGTAGGGCTTTCAAAAAAGACAGCCTATCTTTGGCTCAAGCTTTATGATGCAGCAAACGACAGAGTTCTTACACCGGAAGAATATGCACTTGAAAATGCAAAGAGTGCAAATCCTGCCGTGGCGCAACTTAGTCCAGAAGTTCAGGCATTGCAGTCCAAAAAAGAACAGCTTCTAGCTCATGCAATGGCAACTGGAGAACGGTTATATGATCAAGGTTGGAATGAACTTGGTTGTGAAAAGGAATACCGTATCAGATGTATGAACAAAAAGCTTTCGGATATTGCAAGAGAACTTTATGACAAGAAAGTAAAGTACAACTGGAAGGATAATGATTACTTTTCTACAACAGTCCTTGCACAAGGAAGAACCTATGCAAGATTCACTTTGCAGACTAAGGAACAGATGATTGCTCAGAATGAAGTTTTGGAAATGATGAGCAGGTATCTTGAATCTTTTGAAGATCCTTCTGTGCGAATGGCGGCTGTATGTAACATTGGATTGAGAATCCGAAGCACAATAAACAGTATGCACGAGGCGGATTTGGAATTCAATTCAGGAGCTGAATAATGACGACTTTTGTTCCCGTTATGGACAAAAAATATCCTCTGCGCGCCGCTGTGTATGATGCATAGATCG